GGGCTCAGTGCTATTCTCACATCAACAAGTTTTCAAATGGGAAGACAATGAATGGCGATTATTCAAAATATGATCAAAATTTTTCTGCCCAGTTGATTTCAGCAGTTGGAAGTGTGATGTGCACAATGGCTTACCATTTAGGTTATACGCCTGAATACATAATCATGTTATCATCGATTTTTGCAGACTTAGCTAATCCAATCTATGTTTTTGGTGGTTGTTTGGTCAGTTTCCTTGGCCTTATGCCTTCAGGGAACCCAGCAACGGTCGCCATCAATGGTATTGGAAATTCTTTGCTGCACCGGTGTTTCTTTTATGAACACTGGGTGTCGTTGTATGGTTCACCACCAACAGTTGGTATTTTTCGCAAATTTGTAACTATGGGATTTGTAGGTGATGACTCCATTGGGGGAGTCAGTGATACAGTTCCATGGTTCAATATGCAAAACTACCAAAAGTGGTTGGCAAGATTGGGTATGCCTTATACAGATGCAGATAAGTCAGCAGTCATTCCAGAGTACGTGCCTTTAGCAAAGGCTAGTTTGTGCAAACGAACTTTTCGTGTACATTTGGATGGAATGGTTGATGCCCCAATTGAGCTTGATAGTATTTTCAAGTCCATGCATATGCTTCATAAATCTACGGAAGATGAACTTATGATAGTTTCTTTAAACGTAACACAGGGCCTACGTGAATTAGCACGTTGGCCACGTGAAGTGTTTGAACAGAACGTTAAAGTTATCCGTAAAGCATGTGAGGACATTAAGCTTAATGTGGAACATTTGTATAGATCATATGACGGCTGGAGACTAGAAATTGTTCAAAAGTATCATGGCGTTTCTGAAGAATCCCCTGAGCAGGAAAAGTCTCAATATGGACATAGTAACGTTATGTACGATGTTGGTACATTTGAATAATTTCGGGAATCCCGCCCTGGGGAGGGCGTTATAAATACCTAGTCAGATGACTTTAAATCAAGCCGCACCTATGCGGTGAGCGTTGAAAATAG